ATCCCATTGCCGCAGTCCTGCTTGATATGGGTCTTGGCAAAACAAGCATCACTTTGACGGCAATTTTCAATCTCCTGTTTGACAGCTTCGAGGTTCATAAAGTCCTGGTCATCGCACCGCTGCGAGTGGCACGGGACACATGGACGGCTGAAGTGGATAAATGGGATCACCTACAGAGCCTCATCTGCTCCGTTGCCGTTGGCACCGAGGCAGAACGAAAAGCGGCACTCATGCGACCTGCTGATATTTACATCATCAACCGTGAGAACGTCCAGTGGCTCATCGAGGAAAGCGGTATCAAGTTCGACTTCGATATGGTGGTCATTGACGAACTGTCCTCTTTCAAGAACCACAGCACAAAACGCTTCAAGGCTCTTATGAAAGTACGGCCCTGTGTCAGACGCATCGTTGGTCTGACCGGCACTCCCGCCTCCAACGGTCTGATGGATCTGTGGGCAGAGTTCCGGCTGCTTGATATGGGCCAGCGCCTTGGCAGGTTCATTACCCAATACCGCAACAACTACTTTATGCCGGACAAGCGAAACGGCATGGTAATTTACAGCTACAAGCCTCTGCCGGATGCCGAAGATGCCATTTATAAGAAAATCTCCGACATCACCATTTCCATGAAGTCCACCGACCACCTTCAGATGCCGGAACTGATAAACAGCGAATACACCGTGCGCCTTTCCGACTCCGAGCAGGAGGACTATGAGGATATGAAGCGTGAGTTGGTGCTGAATATCCCGGAGGGTGAAATCACCGCCGCCAATGCCGCGTCCCTTTCCGGTAAGCTGAGTCAGCTTGCAAACGGAGCCATTTATGACGATGACGGTGATGTCCATAACATCCATGACCGAAAACTGGATGCCCTGGAGGACATTATTGAATCCGCAAACGGCAATCCCGTCCTTGTGGCTTACTGGTTCAAGCATGACCTTGACCGCATCACCGACAGGCTAAAAAAATGCCATATCCCATATTCCAAGCTGGACACTTCTGACAGTATCCGCAGATGGAACAACGGTGAAATTTCCGTGGCTCTGATTCATCCCGCTTCTGCCGGTCACGGACTCAACCTTCAGTCCGGTGGCTCCACTTTGGTGTGGTTCGGCCTTACCTGGAGTTTGGAACTTTACCAACAGACCGTAGCCCGTTTATGGAGACAGGGTCAGACCTCCAAAACCGTGGTGGTTCAGTACATCATCACCAAGGACACCATTGACGAGCGTATTATGAAGGCTCTGCACACCAAGGAGCGCACACAGACCGCCCTTATCGATGCAGTCAAAGCCGATTTAAAAATCTGAGACAATCTATGAAAATCCGTGCCAATCCGAGAATTCACAGAATACGGAGGTACGAATATGGACCCTTATCAGAGTCTTGCAAACACCATTGTCATATCCGCCTGCAAGGATTACAGGAAAGCATATAAGCGTTATTTACGCAGATTACATTTAACCGATGAGAAGGACAGTGACCTTTTGGAACTGGAGCGTTTCTTCCGTTCCGCCTGGTATCAGACCCTCACTTCCATTGACGGTGAATATCTCATGGAACGCCTGCGACAGGAGGTATCCGCATGAAAGCAAAGGACTACCTCAACCAGGCATACCGCCTCGATCAGCGTATCAACGCAAATATCGCAGAAGTACAGAGACTCCGCCTTATGTCGGAAAGCATCTCCTCTCCCTCCTGGGGAGAAAAGGTCAGCGGTACCCGTTCCACAGACCCACCCTTCGTGAAAAGCCTTATGAAGATTATGGATTTGGAACAGCAGATTGATGCGGAGGTTTCAAAGCTGATAGAACTGAAAGCGCAAATCCGTGAGGTCATTGAGGCCGTTCCCGATACGGACGAGCAGATGGTTCTTCGCTACCGCTGCCTTTTGAATTATTCCTTCGAGCGTATCGGTGACCTTATGTGCTGCGGGAAAACAACAGCGTGGTCTTGGTACAACAAAGCCTTGAGCCATGTGGTTCTCCCCGAAAATCCCATTGTAATCTGAAAGTCAGAACAAACGGAACAAACAGAACGATGGCACTATGATATAATTATAATGGCGAAAGAGAATACAACAGAGGCCTTGTGGGAGCAATCCTGCAGGGCTTTTCTTATGCCCGGAAAGGAGTGGTTCAGATGGGCTACCGCAAGGTCGGCTACCTGGAACAGGTCTGGTACATCATCAAGTACAAGCTGGGCGAGGTATTCCGCAGGAGGTGAAAATGTAATGCCAAGAAAACCCAAACGACCGTGTTCCCACCCCGGATGTCCCAAGCTGACGGATGGCAGGTTCTGCGAGGAACACGCAAAGCAAGAAGCCAAACGCTACGAGAAGTATGACAGAGACCCTGCTGTACGCCGTAGGTACGGACGCGCATGGAAACGCATCCGCGACAGCTATGCAGCACAGCATCCCCTCTGCGAGATGTGTCAGCAGCAAGGCAGGCTCGTTCCCACCGAGGAGATACACCACAGAACACCGCTGTCCGAGGGTGGAACTCATGCAAGGGACAACCTTATAGCCCTCTGCAAGTCCTGTCACAGCAAGATCCATGCAGAGCGTGGTGATAGGTGGCATAACCACTGACCCGTAGGGGCGGGTCGAATCTCCGGGACCTTTGCCCTGGGTAACGGTGCCGGGGTCACGTGTGCAAAAACGCAAAAGTTTTTAGGGGAATAGCCCCAGACCGATTGGAGGTGTGAAAAATGGGTCAACGAGGACCTAAACCCGGCAGTGGTGGCAGACCGAAAAAAGCCATTGCTGATAAGATCGCCGAAGGAAATCCCGGCGGCAGACCGCTGACTGTCATCGATTTCAAAGACAGCGCTGCAGATCTGGAAGGTCAGGCAATGCCGAAGCCTTCTGAATACCTATCCGCAAAGCAGAAAGACGGCTCTACGCTCTGCGCTGCGGAAATTTACGAAACCACATGGAATTGGCTGTCCGAACGTGGCTGTGCAGCCATTGTATCGCCCCAACTGATTGAACGTTTTTCTATGGCAAGCGCCAGATGGATTCAGTGCGAGTCCATCACCAGTGAATTGGGTTTCCTGGCGAAGCATCCTACTACAGGTGCAGCCATCCAGTCTCCCTACGTTGCAATTGCCAATCAGTACATGACGCAAGCCAACCGTCTGTGGTCGGAAATCTTCCAGATTGTCCGAGAAAACTGCACCGGGGAATATAACGGTGCAAGCCCCCAGGATGACGTGATGGAAAGATTACTTCGTGCAAGGAAGGGGTAACGCATGGTTATAGCAAAAATTGAAGTTAGCGGTACAAATGCTACCGTTATTTGGAGCAGTGAGATTCCCAAGGGCCTTGTCGGTGGTAAGGTGCAAATCGAGTATACGGATGCAGGCTGGGATAAGCTGAATAAAACCGTAGTGTTCCGTGGTGCTGTGACAAGAGATGTATTGGACAACGGCACGGAAGTAGTCATTCCGGCAGAAGCGCTATCCCGCTCCGGTGTGAATTTATATGTGGGTGTCTACGGCACCGATGCTGAGAACAACCTGGGTATTCCTACCTTTTGGGCGAAGCTGGGTGTTATCCGTGATGCCGCTGACCCGAATGACGATCCTGCAGCAGACCCCTCTCTTCCAATCTGGGCGAGGCTGTTAGAACGGATACCGGATTGGCAGGCCCCGCCCGATCATGATAACCACATTCTTAATCGTACCCATTGGTGTAGTGTTGAATCTGTTGACCACACCTTCAACGGTGACATGACCGGAAAAACCGTCATATCTGCCGGGAACGGATACAACTTTGTGAAAGTATCGGATGCATTGGTCACCGCAGAGGATTTGGTTGGTGCAACCGTTACCCTATGCGAGGGTGATGAGGAAGGCACTATAGAAATCCCGGAGGAGGCCATTCAAGATTTGAGTAGCGATGGGTTTCCCGCGATTGCCGTTTCCGAATTTATTGTCTGTGTACAGCAGGATTTTTCTGCGTTCGGGATGACATTTGAGACAGGTGTCTATTTTCTGTGTGTCACCGAGGAAGGCATTCCTGTCGGCTATGTGAAACATCTATCTGCCATTCCTTCGGAGCAAGAGGTCATCCACAAGCTGGATAACAAGTACATTGATGCCGAGTGGATGGCAAACCGCAGTAACGGCAGCGAAGAAGTTTTGGCTGAAGCATCGCAGAAGTTTTACTCTTCCGGCTCTTGTCAGCAATCCTTTCAGTTTTCTTTGGAGGGTGGAGAAACCTATGCTGTAACATGGGATGGAGAAAAGCATATCTGCAAATGCAATTACATTGCTGTTGAGGATTTCCAGTTCCCATATATCGGCAATCTTTCCCTCGTTGAAGATGAATACCAGGACACC